GCCTTGATTGAACTATGCGAGAAGTTTGATCGCAAAACTCAACTTGCTGAAAAGTTGAAAGAAACAGATTATGTCCTTTTCACAGACAAGGGTTATGCGTATGCAAACCCACTTGTCGGAATGATCAGCACAACAGAGAATGAGATTTTGAAACTTCTGTCAGTCTTAGGCTTGACACCTTCTGACCGAAGCAAGTTGGGGGTTGCAGAAGTTAAGGTTCGCAGCAAGTTAGATGAACTACTTTCGCAAAAGCGTAATGTCTGAGAAGTCTTGGCCGCCTCGATGGTTGACTGAAGTTCCAATCGAAGATCAGCTTCGCGGAGACGGTGACTTGTATGCCGACTTTGCCGAAGCCGTTTGTCGAGTGACAAAAGATTCAGTCGCATCGCCAGCCGGCAAGTTGCTATCGCTTCGCCCGTGGCAACGCGAGTTGCTTCGTCACTCACTTGCTCGCCGTGAAGATGGAAGATTTCGTCATAGAACCGCCCTTGTCGGCATGGCCCGGAAGAATGGCAAAAGTGCATTGGCCGCTTCAATGGGTCTTGCAGGTTTAACAGTTGGCGGCAACGGTTCAGAAATTTATTCGTGTGCAGCAGACCGCGATCAAGCAAGAATTGTATTTGGCACCGCCAAGCGAATGATTGAGATGGATCAAGAACTCTCATCCATGTTCACGCTCTACCGCGATGCAATTGAGTTCAAAGAAAAGGCTTCTGTCTATCGAGTCCTTTCGGCAGAGGCTTACACAAAGGAAGGCTTGAACCCTTCACCGCTTGTCATATTTGATGAGGTTCACGCACAGCCTTCATGGGATTTATGGAACACACTCTCACTTGCAGGTGGCGCACGAGCTGATTCATTGCTCTTTGGAATTACAACGGCAGGTGTGAAAACACAAGCCAATGGTCAAGACTCACTTTGCTATTCGCTCTACCAATACGGACAGAAGATCGTCAAAGAAGAAGTTCAAGACAAATCATTTTTCTTTGCATGGTGGGAACCAACAAAGCCTGAAGGCGATCACCGTGATCAAGGTCTGTGGGCGCAAGCAAATCCCGGACTCGGTGACATCGTTGATCTGGGCGATTTCGAGAGCGCGGTGTTGCGAACACCCGAAGCTGAGTTTCGCACCAAGCGCATCAATTGCTTTGTCAGCACCTCTGTTGCATGGTTGCCAACAGGCTCATGGGAAGCAATAGAAGATAAAACAAGAGTTCCAATAGCCGGCGAAGAAGTTGTTCTTGCCTTCGATGGTTCATTCTCCAATGACTCAACTGCACTTGTTGCATGGTCACTCGGCGGTGAAAAGCCACACTTGAGCGTTGTTGGGTTGTGGGAAAGACCCGAAGATGCCGAACAAGGATGGTATGTACCTATTGCCGAAGTTGAACAGACGATCATTTCATTTGCACGAGATACTCGATACGATGTGCGAGAGATTGTTTTCGACCCTGCCCGATGGAACCGAACCTTTATGGTTCTTGATGAAGAAGGACTCCCCGTTCTCGCCTACCCCAACAGCGCAGAGCGAATGGTTCCTGCAACACAAAAATTCTACGAAGGCGTTGTCAATCAATCGTTCACTCATGACGGGGATGAGCGCCTTGCAAGGCACATTGCAAACTGTGTCACGAAACAATCATCACGAGGTGTAATGGTTGCAAAGGCAAGTTCTCGCCGTAAGGTGGATGCTGCCGTTGCTTCAATCTTTGGTTATGACAGAGCCACCCAACCTGCTCCACCAAAGCCACCTACCGCACGCTATTTTTCTATCCAAGTCTAAGGAGAGCAATGAACTTCTTGAAGAAGATTGATTATGCACTCATCATTGAGGTCATCGGTGTTTCTTTGGTAACAAGTGGGCTTTGGATGCTTTCCGTACCTGTCGCGTTGATTGCGCTCGGTGGGTTTTTAGTATGGGCGACAGAAAAGGTTGACAAATGAGTTTGAGCAAGAGACTGCGCGGAGCAGGAGAAAAGCGAGCCAACAACAGTCAATGGGTTGAGCCAATCATTCCTGGTCGCCCTGCATACATGGCACCTTCAGGAATTGATGTAACTGCCGACAGCGCAATTCGTATGTCAACAGTTTATGCTTGCGTGCGCCTTCTCGGTGACACAATCAGTTCGTTACCGCTTGGCGCATATGTTCGCCGTGGTCGCGCTCGCATTTCCTATGCAGCAGCGTATGGCGAAACTCCAATGTGGGTCAATAAGCCTAACCCTGAAACATCACGAATTGAATTTTACGAGCAAGTCATTTCATCGTTGAACATTCACGGAAATGCCTTCATCTTGACTGTACGCGATGACAACAACGAGGTCGTGGAAGTTTATTGCCTCAACCCTGATGATGTCAGAATCCGCCGTCTGCGCCCTAATGAACCCCTTGTGTACGAGGTTCAGACACGCGATGAGCAGGGTGCATATACTCAAATTCTTACAAAGAATGAAATGCTTCATATCCCATTGTTCAGACTTCCTGGATCGCACTATGGTCTCGGCCCAATCGCTGCTGCTCGACTAACAATCGGAGCTGCTATGGCAGCCGACACTTATGCAGCAGCATACTTTGGCAATGCAGCCAACCCAGGCGGAGTCATTGAAGTTCCGGGCGAACTGACAGAAGATCAGGCACAAGATATTGGGCGCGATTGGAACATCACCCACACAGGCCCTTATCGCGCAGGAAAAATTGGTGTGCTTTCAGGTGGCGCTTCATTCAAGCCTTTGACTTTGAACGCCCAGGATGCGCAGTTGCTAGACACACGCCGGTTCAATGTGGAAGATATTGCACGCTTGTTCCGCGTTCCGATTAGCCTCTTGGGTCATCCCGTTGCAGGTGCGATGTCATTTGCATCTGTTGAAGCACAGAATCTTTCATTTGTTCAGCACTCATTGCGCCCATTGCTTGAGCGTTTAGAGCAATCATTCAGCACTTTACTTCCTGAACCTGACGGATTTATCAAGTTCAATCTTGATGCTTTGCTACGCGGCACAACACTTGAGCGTTATGAAGCCTACACAAAGGGCTTGCGTGAAGGTTTCTTGAGCCTGAACGATGTTCATGCAATGGAAGATATGGCACCAATCCCTGATGGTGATAACTACCGTGTGCCATTGCAAAACATTGATGCAAGTGATGCAAAAGATGTTGGTGTCAAGTTGCGTGCTGAAATCGTTACTCAGCTCGTTCAAGTTGGATATGACCCTGAAGCAGTATTGGCTGCGATTGGAATGGAACCTATGGCACACACAGGCGTTCCTTCAAGTCAGTTGCAACCTATTGCTCAAATTGACCCACTTGATCCTGCATCTGCTTATGATGTCCGCGAGGCTCGCAATGATCAGCCACATATGATTCTGCAAGTTCCTGAACCAACAGTCAATGTTGCAGCACCTAATGTGACAATTGAACCTGCGATGGTCATGCTTGATTCACCACAGGTCAATGTTGAAGCACCGAATGTCACCGTTGATGCTCCAACTGTCAATGTGACAAATACTATTGAACGCACTCGTGTTCGCAAGAAGATCATCCGCGATGAGAACAACCTCATTGTCGAAGTGATTGAAGAGTTTGTTGAGGGGGATGAATAATGCCAACAGGTTTGAGTTCATATCTTGCAAACAAGTTCCTTGATGCAGTTGGCAACGCCACCGCCTATTCAGCCGCCAATGTCTTTGTGAAATTGCATATCGGCGACCCAGGCGTAAATGGCACAGGCAATCCTGCAACAGAGACAACTCGTCAATCAGTTTCTTTCGGAGCTGCATCAGGTGGCGGATTGACTTCAGATGCAAATGTCTCTTGGACAAACATTGCAGGTTCAGAGGATGCAACATTCTTCACGGCTTGGGATAATGCGACAACAGGAAACTTCTTGTTCAGCGGTGCAATCACAGGCAACTCTTACACCGCAGGAGATACCTTTACAATTCCAAGCGGTTCTCTGACAGTATCGCTCACACTAGCGAGCTGACATGGCGCAGTTTGTTCTTGATACATCTGAACTCGATGTTGATGTTCTAGGGCCGATCACATTTGCAACTGCAAATGCAACTCTTGGTTCTATAAGTGCAAGTGCAACTGCTCGGATTGACAACATTGTTTCGGCCAGCGCACCTCTTGGTGGGCTTTTAGCACAGGCAACAGTTCCTCAACCTGAAACTAGCGGTGTCGCATCGTTCGGAATGCCGAGTTTTGTTCAACCTAACTTTGTTCTTCCAACACCTGAACCGAAGATTCCAAGCGTGATTCTTGCAGGTGCTTCTGCATCATTGGGCGTTGTCAGAATAAATGCAATTTCACAGATTGATTTTTCCGTACTCAATGACGATGCAGAAGTTCTGCTTCTGATTTAAGGATAAAAATGCCATATTTCATCTCAGATAAACAAAGCGATTGTGCAGGTTGGGCAACTGTCAAAGAAGAAACTGACG